TTTCTCCATCTCTTTACCGAGGTCGACGATCGAATACTGCTTCATAGTTATAGATCCTCAATAAAAGTCGGTGCAGAGCCAAAAGCAGTCTTCAAGAGTGAAACAGGATCAATTGAAGATTGCACCTGTGGCAACTGTTGCTGAGCTCTTTTCTTAAGAATAAAATCCCCCAACATCACATTGGGATCAATCTTGGGAAGATTCTCAGCTAAAAGTTTGATTCCAGTCGATGCTTGTTCAGGTTCAGGTTGCACAGGTTGCTGAGCACCTAACGCTTCCGTAAAACTAAACTTATCTGGACCAATGATCTTGTTGACATAAGCATTTGTCTCCGCATACCTTCTACTGGCTTCAACTGCACCAGGGCCAGCATTGTAAGCACGCAGAGCTTTCTCGGTAGCCTGGCGAAGCTTGACAGGATCAGTCTCCTCACCAGGTCTTTTGCCACCAAGGAAGGTCTTAGTGTAAGCAGCCATATTCTTAGCTGCTGCATCAAGTGCTGCGACAGGATCATCAGGGTTTACACCCCAGCCACGCGCAGTTGCTGGCATAATCTGTGCAATGCCACGAGCACCCGCATAGCTGACGGCTTGAGGATTAAAACCAGACTCAGCTTCAATCTGGCGTTCAAAAACCTGAGGTAAAAGACCGTATTTTTTTGCTTTTTCTCTTGCGACCTGGCGGAAATCTGTTGGCATGACGGTTGCTAACGGCTTTGCTTCAGCGGAAGTTGTTTTCCAGCATGAGACGAGTACCAACGGCAACGTCAGCAGGGCCAGGGAGGGCTTGAATAAATTCAGAACCTTCCCGGTTGAACCGATACCGAGCTTGCTCGGGATTTCGGTAATTCGGGACATAAAGATGCATGGCTAAGCGATCCGTCTCGTAGAGATAGATTTGCGTCCACGTCTTTAGAGTGTCCTTAAAATCCGAGGTGGCGATCGTACGATCGACATCACCCGCAATGCTTTCAATGCGGCTACGAGGAACTGTATCGTTATTGACGCTGCCGGTCATGTCGGTGCGTTTTTCAGCCTCGTCACACCTGCCGACCTGTTCGACAATTTTCGAATACCAGTACGAATCTTGGATGTTGTCGAGAGCTTCCTCGAGACGCGCTAAATCACCAGCGGGAACCGAAGTTAGGTTATAACCGAGGTGCCAGCGAACCTTAGATTTAAGGAAACTATCTAATTGCATTATTCGTAGAATGCGTTATAGGCAGTCCAGGACTTCGGTCTGCCTAATAACACAATACCACGCGCAAATTATCAGTCCACGCGGACAAGATTCTCTTTGAAGATCTCGTCCCAGTCAACACGCTTCACGCCCTTCAGCTGTTCCAAGCGCTGGAAACGTTCGCCAGCCATGGTGGTCTGCAGATCTTTGATATCTCGTGCAGTTTTCAGGCCGACGCCAGGGAGGGCATCAGCGATTTGCCGGGCAGTGGCAGTATTGATATTGATGCGGGTGTCGACGGGGAAAGTCTCACGCTTGGTGAGCTTAGGTTCCTTGATGCCATCAGCTGCAAGATCTGCAGTCAAGCGCTCTTCAGTTCGAATCTTTTCTGCGGTTGCGTCGAGGTGTGGAACCAGATCGCATTCATCCACATAAATAACCTCATCAGATGCGTCGACACACATCATGATGCCTTCACCGTGTTGAGAAACAACTTCAACAAGACCGCCAGTGGGGCGATATTGGTACAGCATGCCTGTCTTTTAAATCCTCAAGATAGCTTACCAAAGTAAATCTTAGGCGCAGGCGAAAAAAAAGCGGGCCGAAGAGGCCCGCGATGTTCGCTAGTACGAGAAGTGAATTATCACTCGTCGTTACCGCCCACCTGGGAGGCGAAGTCGATGAAGCCCTGGATGTCATTCCAGGAAACATCGGCTGCGGGACGCAGGTAGTTAACGCGGCAGACAATGTAAGCAGCCTTACCAGCATCAGAATCAGCCTGGCTGATGAACACGCCATCACCATTGATGGTGGTGTCGGTCACAGCGTTCAGGTTGTAGATCTTGTAGGTCTGGTCGGTGGTTGCCTTCCACATCATGGAGTTGGCAGCGTCAGCAGCGACGATACCGCCACCGGTCACGATGCTCCAGAAGGGCAGACCAGCAGGAGCACCAGAGCCAGTGCCCTGAGCGACGCCGGAAGCACCGATATCCAGAGAAGCGCTGGCAGCAGACAGACCGTTCGTCTGGGTGGTAGGAATACCACGGGGGCTACCGGAGTTGTCGGGGCCGAGGAGAAGCTTCTCGCCACTGGTGCCCTGCAGGTCAGCAGTCACGGGGGAGGCGGGGAAGCCAACCAGACCACCAGCGGGGATGTCCTGAGCGATAGCCAGAGAAACGCCATACACGTAAGCAGGGCGGGTGCTGCTGGCTTGCACCACCAGGGAGGTGCGGTTGTCGCGCACGCGGTCGTCAACGCGACGATCGGGCGAAGGGATGATGATGTCGGAGCTCTTGAAGTTGGCCCGATCAGCAGTCAAGTTAGAGATCTTGACGTAACCGATCAGTTCGAAAGCTTCGACGCCAGGCCATGCATAAACACCTTCGGTGTTGTAAGAGGACAGGCGGTTGATTTGGTTGCCGGGCTGCAGAATAGCGCCAGCTTCAGACTTGTAAGTTGCCATTAGTTAGGTACCTCCTTTATCACTCAACGATGGTGAAGGCACAGGTCACGAAGTCCTTGTTCAGGTTCGCGAAACCGGCGTACAGCTGCCAAATCAGGATGATGAAGCGGCTGAAATCGTCGTTGTTGTTGATCAGAACCTGAGCATTAGGACCACCGATGCCAACGCCAATAGCCTGAGGACCGAAGAACAGGCCAGCAGGGGTGGTGCGGGTAGCAGCACCGGAGCTCAGGTCAACGGTTGCAGTCTTGTCGGGGAAGTTGGTGGATTCGAAGAAGCGAACACCCTCAAACACGAAGCCAGAAGGCATCACGGGCTCGCCAGCAACGAACTGGGCTTGGCCATACTGACCACCGCCGTAGATAGCACCGTTGGGACCCATGGCGCCCATCAGGGGGTTGCCTTGGCCCATGCCGGGATAGCGGGCGACTTCACGGAAGCCTTGGTCAGCACGCAGATCCTTCATGAAGGAGGGATCAGCGATACAACGGTAGTAACCGTCAGCGAAGACGGGAACGTTACGCTTACGCAGGGACTTGACCACCTCGAGGAGGTCAGTCTTCACGTTGAACTTGAAGCGCTCAGAAGCGTACTCAGTTGCGGTGTAAGCAGAGACGGTAGAACCGGACTTGCTGTGGCCGTTGGGGTAGTAGTAACCACCCTGGGTGTCGGAGGACTGACCACGTGCTTCAGCCTTGAACAGTTCGTCCAGGAACACGCGATCGCGCCAGCGGCGATAGTCATCCAGCAGGGTCAGCGAACCGATGGACTGGTGGAACATGTTGAGGTTCCCGGTGTCCAGCAGCAGACGCTGAGCGGTCATCAGAGTCTCGCGAGCAATCTTGAAGGTGCTCGGGAGGTTGGTGTTGTTCGGGTCAGCAGGACCGGTGTACTCACGCAGAGACACCAGCACTTTGTCCTTAACGATCGACCGGCTGTTGGCGGTACCGATGGTTTGATCCTGGGTACGCTCACGGCTGGTCTTCGTGCCAGGGTTACCGAAGAAGCGGTAACGATCCAGCTGAACGGTCTGACCGGGCTGTTTGGTGAAGTCGTGGACAACTACGGGCTCAGTGGCCATCTCCACGATATAAGCTGGGTGGGGACGGTACAGCTCCGCGCCCAACAGCTTGGGAAAATCGTTATCAATAAACATGTTGGTTTCTCAGCGTAGGTTTAGCTGATACCCGAGGACAAAAAGCCTCTAAAAAAATGGAGGGATTACCTCCACTTGGTAAAAATTATAGCAACGGTTTATCAATCCTGTTTATTAAGCGACAGGATTAATTACCCCACTCACGTTAGGACCACCGATCATATTGCCGGGGTAATAGCCAGTAGGAGGCATAGAACCCATGCGGTGATACGGGGTCACATAACCGTCAACAGGTTGCATTGCGACTTGAGCGGCCTGGATCTCAGGATCGATCGGTTCTGCACCAGCTTGAAGTGCGGCGAGATCCATGGCAGCGGCCATTTCTTTACGTGCAGCTGCTTTGTCAACAGCTTTCTTTGCTTTCTTGGAATCCATCAGCGGCGTCCTTTTTTCTGAGGCATGGGAGGTTGGATACCCATCGGCAGTTGACCAACAGGAGGCATGAACTGAGACGCCATCATCTGCTCGTTCATCATGATCTGGTCTTGGACCATCTCAGCATTACGGAGATATTGAGGAGTCAGCAGACCGTTGTGAGGCAGAGGCGAACCAGGCAGATTCAACTTCAGATAAGAAGCATCAAGGTCCTGGGGCATACGCGGTTGAGGAGCTCTGGGATCTCCAACCTGAGCCTGTCCATTGGTGGCACGGATGGCTGCATACTCATCGATATTGCCAGACTGGATCTGACGAGCTAAATCACCAGCACCAAAAGAAACAAGGCCAGGAGAACCAACCGGGCCACCTGCCGTACCGATAGCCGCAAGGAACTCATCAGCTCTTTCTCTGGCGCTTGCTTTTTTGGAAGGCATAACAAAAGTTGTTAATAAAAAAGGGGCAGCCATTGCTACCCCTTATTTTACATTCAGTGTATTGAAGCTATCACTCCATCACGAGCATCTTCTGGCGGAAGACCTCGGGGTTAGCGGAGGCTTGGTTCAGATAGCGCCAAGCGTTAGCGGGATCGCGGTCGGCCAGGTTGCCGAAGCTGTTCCAGAACTCAGAGGGGTTGCCCTGGGCCTGAGGCTGCGGGGGAGCAGGCATTTCAGGACGCTGGGGAGCAACGGGGCGCTGGAACTGCTGACCGACGGCCTGCATTTGAGGAGCAGCGGGCTGCTCTTCGGGGACGGGATAAGGACCGTTCTCACCGAAGAACTCACAGGTGTAGTCAGCGAGCACGTCGGGATCAGTCAGGATGGTCTCGTAAGCTTTGTGCTCAGCGGAGAGTTCCTGAAGCAGGCTGACGGCTTGGATCAGCTGCTGATTGGTTTGAATCAGAGCGTCTTCGATCTGACAAGCGTAGTCATTGAGGACCTTCGGAACATCGGGACCGAAGTGCTCAATGATTTCAAGACTTGCTTCGCTTACCCCGTTGGCGAGGAGCTGTTCCGGGCTGATTTCCTGCGAAGTTTGGGAAGAGTTGGGCGAGTAAGCCTGGCTGTTGTTGATCCCAGGCGTAAAGGTCGGCATCCCCAGGCTGTTGAACTGGGTTGCTTGTTGGGAACCGTAGTTGGCCTGCCCGAGATCCTGAGGGCTCTGAATCGATTGTTGACCCAGGGACGGGAATTGGACGGGCGAACTCAGGAGCCCGACCACCTTGTTGAACGCCTCCTTGTAAGGGTTCTCCGCTTGTGGGGCTGCCTGGGGTGCTTGGGGGTACGACGCTGTAGGGATTGACTGGTACCCGGTCACCCCCATCTGGGCCTGCATTTGCGGGGCTGGGGCCGCCGTCTGTTGGTAAGGCGCCACCCATTGGGTATTGGTTGAAACCGCTGGAGCCTGAGCCGCCGTCTGAGCCGGAGCCGCGTAGCTGCTCGGCTGGGTCGGGGATACTTGGGGTGCCGATTGGGTCGGCATTGCGGTATCGGCCTGCATAGGTTACCTCTTTTTGTAGGCTTTCGAGAGTTCGGTAAAGGAAAGGTGTGAGGTCAAGCCTCGGATCCGCAGCCATCGGGAGATTCGGTTGCTGCGGATGTGGTGTCCGCATCTCTTGATTGACTAGATCAATAAATGCGGAGTAGGCCCTCTGTACTTCCCCAACCATTCGGAACGGGAAACCGGAGAGCATGCTCGCGATTTCGTCGTCCGTTTTCGAAGGGAATAAATACTTCAGTGCTTCAATGCTATCAACACCCAACTCTTGCAAGTTACGTGTGAAGATTGACTGGTTGAGTTTATCCTGTGCAGTATCTTCATAAACAGGTCCCATCCACCGCCAATCAACCTGGCGATCCCCATCAGGCGCTAACCCAAGAACACCATCAGGAATCTCTTTGGTCTCGAGCGCCGTATCAATGGCCTTCTGTAACTTTTTCTCATAGTTCGCTTTTTGTTTGTCGTATTTGGCGACAGCAGCTTCGTCTTCGAGATCGTCGGGAGGAGCTGGATACTTGGTTCCGGTCGCGTAGGCTAACGACTTGCGGAAGATCTGCTCCTCCTGGAAGATCATTAGCTCGAAGCACTTACAGATACCGTAGGTATAAAGTTGCAAGCACTTCTTCTTAGCAGTTGCACTTACCCGTCCATAAGCTGATTTAATCTCCGTAGCAGTTACATTTGTAATGCTAAGGTCGTCGATACCGCCTAGGGCAAGCCGGATCTCACTACGAAGTTGTTCGGCATACCGTGCCTGATCAGTACTTACAGCGTTCGGTGTAATAAAACCGACACGATCTGTGGGCTCCAGGTTGGCGATAACCCTAGGCACACGCATGCCTTGACCGGGTTTACCGTTATATCCAGAGACCTGGCGAGTGATCGGGTCTTGCTTGTAGGTAGAGCTGAAAAGATTTAAATCAGAACCAAAACCTGACTGGCTTGAGATACTCGGACGTTGCGCAGTATCTTGATCGCCGCTCTCAATAATGTCCTGCTTGGGACGGGAGGAAAGCAGTGTCGGGTTGCCGAAGAACGAAAGGTTTGCACGAATGTTCTTCACCATCTCGTCGTGAACGACGATCTGCTCAGCAATGCTGTCGAACTCACCTGAACCGTCAGTACCGAAAGCGTCAGGATTGTTAAAGACTTCCACGCATGGAATGAACTCCATGCTGTTCGCCACGACTTTCTTGTCGTACATGGCGAAATCAGTATCGGGCATGTCGAAACTGATTTCCTGCTCGCTGTGATACTCCTCGATCTCAGTGGCAGTAATACGGAGACGCATGTAGCGCTTATCCGTATTCAGGCCTACGCCACGGAAACCCTTGGAGGATTTCACCTTGTAGGCGTAGATGATGATTACTTCTTCAAGATCACCCTCGGGTGAATAGTAGGTGCGATATGCGTTCTTATCGAACCAGTAGAGCCGGTAGGTCTTCTTGGTGGGGCGAATGTAGAAGAGGCCTTTACCGTATGAAAGGAAGCGATCCCAGATCGCATCTAGGCGTGCGTCCAGCTTGTTGAATTTAATGACCTGCTGGATGAAGTCAAACCGCTGCGTACCGAAGTTATCTTGCGCCGGATAGAACTCGACACCCTGCCGAATCCCAAACATCTTCATTTGGGAAAGGTGCGAACTGACCAACATGGTGTCCGCTGAACCTTGCCCGTCGTGGTTCACGACGGATTTGAGGATAGCGTCAAGGATAGATTTACTATCGCTCATGGGTGCTTAACGGTTCGGATTATTCTTCAATATCGTAGCCAGCAGCAATTCGTTTGAGAGTAATGACATCATCCTCAACTTCGAGTTCAAACCGTTCGTTGGGCTGAAGCGCCATGTCATGGCAGAGCTCGTCGGGGAGAGGGATGACTGCAGAACCATATGCGTCCTGCTCAATCTCTACGTTGAAATAGCCGGTGGACATTGGAAACGATTCTTTAAGTTTAAGTCCAAAATACTTTATCTTCTGTCAGCTTAGAACTGAAGCTCCAACTTGCCTCTGGTCATTAGGCCGTTGCAGAGCCATACCAGAGCATCCACACAGTCATCGTGTGAGCTGACACCGAAGTTGACGATCTCATCCGTCAAGGGACCGAAGCGACGGTATTTGTTGAAGATGATCTTCCGCTGCTCGAACATCCCCATAATGCCCCGGAAACGTGCGACTTTGTCCCCACGGAAGCCTTTGACCGCATGCCAGTTCAGGTTGTAGAGACCGTGGTCTCCAAGGCAGATGCGCTTGAAGTCAGCCTCCAGGGAAGCCTGGTAGGCGACAGCTTCTGACCAGATGTCGATGTTGCTGCCGGTGGGGAAGTACTGAGTGCCGTCCTTGTGGACGATGCCCCACTCTTCC